TTGCTACCTGCACCAACTGTGCCAGCATCAGCACCGTTACGTCCGCTTAGAATGTTAGCAGTTGTACCGCCCATGTCATTCTTACCTGCAACTACGGACTTAGCATTTGCACCGTTGTCGCCCATCTTTGCTGGGGCAACTTTTTCTACATATTCACGCACTGTGGCTAGTTCTGGCTCTAGAGCATCTTTCATCTCGTCATCACCACCCATGCCCATTTCGTCACCTTCACCGCCTTCGTCGCCTTTTAGTTCGTCGAACTTGGCTTGTAATTCATCAACGATAGCGTCTAGGTCTTGGAAAAGTTCTTCTTCACTCTTCTCGCCCATTTCGTCACCTTCTTCGTCGCCCATTTCGCCAGCGAGGTCGTCGGTAGGATCACCTGGTTCTAGATCCATTTCATCGTCGCCTTCTAAAGAGATTTCTTCAAACTCTTCGTCCATTTGTTCGTCGTCTTTGTCTTCATCAGAAGCCTCGTCGACTTTGTCGTCCTCAGCATCCTCGTCCTTGGCTGCTTCGTCAACTTCCTCGTCGTCTTCGTCTTTGTCTTCTTCTTCAGAGATTTCAGATTCGATTAGTTCTTCATAGATTTCACGAGATTTTGCAACAACATACTCGTGGAATAGTTCTTCTGCTTTGGCTTGGTCTTCGTTGACCAAACGCTCGAGCATTTGCTCGATCAATGATTTGTCTGCCATGTTATTTTCTCCTCAAGATGGTAGGCTGTGCTTTATTTACTGCGTAGATTAAAAAAGAGGCTCAAACGGTTGTTTTTTGATGATTTTCAACAGATTTCACACAATCTGGAAATCTATTCGAGAACTCATCATAGGTAATGTGTTTGAGATTTTGTAGTTGTATACCCAGTTGATCTGGTATAAAGTCTCCGGGATTTATTACTCTATAGAACTTAGTATGCTTGTATTCACGTATGGTTTTTTCTGTTTGGCTAAGCCAGTTTCCGTGAAAAGTTGCTACATCACAACTCTTTTTATAGTTATAGGTATCTGCGTAAACATTATTAAATCTTCCGTTTTGACCTGCATAATCAAAACCAAAGATATAGATTTCTCTGTGTCCGTGGCCGCAGGCAAACCATAATGCTGTTGGTCCAGAACTCCACCCTTTATGAGGATTAAAAAAGTTTACATAATGCTTAGTGGCTACTCCTTTATTAGGATTAGTCCATACGCTGTGTGATTTGTGATAGCCAGATGCTACAATTTCGTTGACCATTTTAACGTCAACTGCTATAAGATAGTGAGGTTCAAATTCGCGATACATGGCATTACACGCATATACCGTGCCTTTATCTAGCAAATTATTATGATTTAATGAAAGCCTGCTAGTTCCGTTTCCAAGTACGAATGCAGGGTTACTCGGCTGCTGGTGCTTCAACTGGTGTTCCGTACATTTGTTTTACAAACTCTAGTTCACTTTCTCTTTCATATTCATGCGCTTCGGCTTGCATACGAAGTTGATTGATTTGACGTAAAGTTAGTTTGGTTTTTCTTGAATCACCGCGCTTTAATACCGATTTATCATTGCTATTGTCATAGCGACGGTCAACGGCAAAGTCGTTGGTGTTATCATTGAAATAAAAGAATTCACGTAGAAGCATACTTTATTTATTATTGAGCAGGTGCTGCCGGTGGTTCGGCAACGCCAGCATCTTCGCCAGTCTCGGCGGCCGCAGCCATATCTGCGGGTGCTTCTGCGGTTTGATCTGCCATGTCCCCTTGCACACTTCCAGGTGTAATGCCTGCAGATCTCATTTGTGCTCCTGCATCTAGCGCAGGTTTTAATTTACCGCCATTTTCTTCTTTCCATAAACGTTCATTTTCAGTGATCTCTTCTTGAGTTAGTCCTAAGAATCTCTTCATAGAAAAACGCTTGCTGAGGTAAGGTACTTCTTGCAAGGATGCAAATGTTTGAACTCTAGCAGTATCTAATTCTGATTGGCGATAGGCAGCAAAATTTTGCGGAGGATTAAATTTTAATTCAAATAAACTGGAATCAATGTTAATGCCGTTGTTCTTTAACCATAGTTTAAATTCAAGGTCAAATACTTCTACGATCATTGATTGCAGTCTTTCGCAGTATTTGTTAAATCGTAATTCTTGAATATAAGCAGTACCAACTTTACCATCTGATATAGTGTTTGACTGCTCATCTATGGCTGTAGGCAAGTAACTGCTAGGAATACGCAAGGCACGGAATAGTTTATTTGTGAAATAACGTAAGTCTGTGATTTCACCTAGGTTAGTACCGCCAGGTAATGTTTCAACTTTTGATCCACGACCCTCTGCTGTCTGTGGGAAAAAGTAATCTTCGTTTACACTTAGTGGGTTATATGATGCATCAATCATATTCTGACCACCACCCGTTGATGATGGAATTCGTCTTTGTTGGATTTCGTTTTTAACACGCTCAACAAATGTCATGGCCATGTGTGCTGGCATGTTACCTACGTCAACGTAGAAAATACGTCTTTCTGGAGCACGTTGTATACGATAGATAATGATAGCATCTTCAAGCAATTCTTTCTGCTTGTAGACTTTAAACACTGATTCTAACAAACTATTACCAAAAGGATAGTTATTATCTAATCCTTCTGACATTGAAATATGAACCACGTGTTTAGCATCAACTGTGATTTCGTTTGTGGCGTTTTGGAATCTAGTACCTGTTGATCGAGCAGCATCTCCTACAAACCCTCTACCATATCCGCCGCCACTAGTATATGAACTTGTACCACTTGGCGCTGTGTTAGCAGTACCATGTGGTGTTGTGGCAATCATTTCTTTAAAATTAAAATTGATATCTTTGATTGTATACTGTTCAGGAATCTTACCTTCAGACTCGTTAACAATAATCTTTGAAACTTTAGAAGCATCTACATGCAACCATTTTAATGTTTGTGGATCTCTAATGAAAAAACAATCGCCATATTTGAAAGAATTACGAACTATTCTAAATATTCTAGTTTCAAATTGCTGTTGTTTGCTCCACTTCTGTAGGCTTTCTTTGATCAGTTTAACTTCGGTAGAAGTTGGTTGTCCTCTAAAGAACGTATGGAATGGTGTGGCATTTTCTTTGTCTTTTTGTGTACAGAATTCTGTCAAAATATCTAAAGCAGCATTAACTTCTGAATCCATATCCATAGTATCGTACTGCATATAACGTTCAATACGATTAGGAGCGCCGGCATATACATCAGGTAAGAAACTCGAATAGTTGGCACGGGCAGGACCGGGACGACCGCCACCGCTAATTGGGCTCATCGACCTCTTTTCACTATTGACCTGTACAGGCGTAAAATATTTTTTCCAACTCATTTCAGTTTATCCTTTATGCCGCAGCATAAGCAGTAACTTCACCGGCAGTTGTTCTTGCAGCACTCAATTGTCTATCTCTCGTGTCATTGGCACGTCGGTTAAGTGCAATCAGAACATCCATCTTATTATTTAAACTAGAAAGCAATGTTGCGGGACTTTCTTGAGTTTGTGTGGCTGCTTGAGCAGTTTGGGCAGGTGTAGTTGATGGTTTGGGAGGAGTAGCCGGCGCTTGAGCGACAGCAGTTTGGGCAGCAGTTGACGAAGGCGTAGCGGCAGTACCAGGAGATTGTGCAGATGCTGTTGCAGTACCTGGTTGGCCAACCATTCCTTGTGCCAATTCTCTTTCTTGTGCGAATCTACTCATCACACTGGCTTGAACTTGTTGTGTGCTAGAACCAAATTTCTTAGATCGTTCGGCATACACTGCATCAATAAGTTCTTTTTCGCTCATGCCTTCTTTAAAGACTTTATTGAATATATCACTGGCGCCTTTGCCGCCGTGTTGAACCGATGTGGACCACATGACTTCTTGTAAGGCTTTGCTCTTACCAATCATGCCTTGCAGACTTTGACCAGTTCCTTTCATTCCAACATCAAAATGTGTTTTCTTAATAAAATCGTGTTCTGATGATTGTAGTTTTCCTTCACCAGCAAGTTTTTTCCATTCTTGGGCAAATGCACCGTCTTTGCCTGCATCAGCAGGGCCTGCTTTAGATAGTCTTTCGTAGGCTTCTGGATTGCTTGTTTTTAAGTGTTCCATGAATCTATTCATGGTTCCTGTCTTGGCCGCTATCTGGTATTTGCCATAACTGGTTCCGCCTGTGGTATCCCAACCAATTGCTGATGATCCAGCGGACCCAGATTCAAATTTGGCTGCCATGCCGCCTAGCCCCGGAGCCACAGTTGTTCCTGGTTGTGCTGCTGCTCCCTGTTGTCTGCGCATCGCACTTTCAAACATCTTCTGAGGCGAACTTAGATCGTAGGCAGTGCCCGGTGTTGTTTCTTTTCCTTGACCTTCTTTTTTAGCATCGTTTTCTTTTTTCTGTAGATCAATGGCTTCTTTAGATAATTTATTTTCTTCTTCTTTAATACCACGCTCTTCACGTTTGTCTTTTCTACGTTGATCTCTGGCTTTTTCTTTTTCGTCAAGTTCTTGTCTTTCTAATTCAAGAGCCTTTTGTGCCTGTTTAACTTTCTTATTAGCATCACCAAATGTAAGTTTATCCAGTAACCCTAAAAATCCATCAGCCAACGTAATCATCAAACGTTTCATATTATCGCCAACGGCTTCGAATACATCTCCTACAGTAAATCCTGCATTGTACAACATTTTAAATGCGGCGATTAATGCTATTACTGGTAAAGCAAATTTCAATAAAGGCAACGAAGCAGCAAATGCTCCTATGGCTAGTTTTCCTAAAGCCCCAGAAGCCAATGCGCTAGAAATAATTTGTGCTTTAGTTGTAAGTGTTAGAATACCCCATGCCACATTGACAGCAGCAATTAATCCAACTAATGGTGCTAATACTAAGGCAAATGCTCCTGAATGGTCTGCTAGAAATTTAAATGTAGGTAGTACAAAAGTTTCTACTACCCCTATAAGAGTAGTGAATATCTTTTGAAAATCTGCTAGTAATGTACTGTTAGCAAGAAACTTAGTAAATGTATTACTGACTTCTGCTATCTGTTCTTGGAATCGTTTTAGATTTGCAGCATCTACGTTTTCTTTTTCTTTTTTGGCTCTTTCCTCAGCGGCTTTAGCAGATTCAGCCTGCACCTGTCCTATGGTCTTTTCTCTGGCTGCTACGTCATCTATGGCTGTAAACACACCCTGTGCATACTTGTCTCCATACAATCTCATGTTTTCTGCCAATGGACTGTCAGCAACACGTTTGGCTTCTGCTTGTATAGATGCATTCAACGCTTTATTATTTTCTTTGGTAAACGTTCCTGTCTGTCTAATCTGTGCATTCATATGCATAAATGCACGACCTGAGTCTGGCAGATACTGCAATGCTGCTCGACCTGCTTCGCTGGTTGCAGTACCTGTGGCAATAACTTCTTTAGCACCTTCTTGTAATTCAGGAGGTAACGTCTGCAAGAAAGCCATCAATTCTTCTTGGCTGGTAGCATCCATCTTTCTCAAAGTGTTGCGCAACTGTGAGTCACGCATCATTTGAGCACGTTGATCTTCTAGATCTTTTTTGTTTAATCCGGTAAGTTTTGATACCGCATCTAAATTCTGTAGGTACTGTCCAGTTTGAGATATCAGTTGACTATTACTCATCCCAGAAAGAGCACCGGTCTTGGCCAACACTCCGCTGTACTTGGCCATGCTTTCATTGATCTGTTCTGTGCTGTAACCTAATCTAGCAAGGTCGTCTCCTAGTTTAGAATTTCTTATTCCTTTACCAAGTTCAGATAAACGTTTAGCACCTTCAGCAGTACTGCCTCCTAGCA